CTGAAAAGTCAATAGTTAAAATGCGAAAATACAATATTTTTTTCATGCGAGGCAAGAAAGCTCCTCCCGAAAGAGCTCCGCGGAGGTGGCATAGCCGAACATCTCGCGAGGGTAATTGTTGAGCCAGTCCGTCGCGATCTCGACCTCCGCCTCGTTCACCCCGCCGAAATCCGTCCCTTTTGGAAAGCGGCGGCGGAGCATTTGATTTTGTTTCTCGTTGGAGCCCCGCTCCGAGGAGGTGTAGGGGTGGCAGTAATAGAGCGTCGTCCGTTTGCCCGGGCCCCGGCATGATCTCTCCATACCCTCGCAGTCTGCAAACTCGGAGCCATTGTCGACGGTGATCGTCCGAAACATGGTCGAGAACAGGTCTCCATATTTCCGCTCGAGGCGGTCGAGAGCCCGGACGACGCTCTCCGCCGTCCCGTCCGGGACGAGATACACGATCTCTTGTCGGGTTTTCCGCTCCGTGAATACGAGGAGGCGCTCTTTCTTCTTTTTCGGCCCCTCCACCGAGTCAAGTTCCCAATGTCCGAACGTCTCGCGGGTGTCCACCGCCGCAGGGCGTTTTTCTATGCTCTTTCCCCGGGGCGCCCGGGCGAGCCGCTTCACCTTATGATATTTCTTTTTGCGCTTGCCCTTGATCGGGAGGTTCTTATTCGTGAGGGTGACAAAAAGCCCCATGTCGATATATTTGTAAAGCGTCCACTCCGAGATCGTGGTCGAGAAATGCGCCTCGGGCGACCGGGCGATCTCCCCGAGGACGGCGGCGGGAGAATAGTCGTCATAGAGGATTTTCGCCTCGATGTACTCGGCGAGCTCGCGGTCTTTCCCGATTTTGAGGCCCGGGCCCTTGCCTTTGAGCCGCTCTTTATATCTCATGTGCGCGGTGTCGGCGCAATAGCGAAACTCCTCCGTGAGGTCGCTATTCCGTTGCAGGACTTGCCCGCGCTTGATCTCCCGGTATATGGTGGAGATATGGACGCCGAGCTCCTCGGCGATCTCCCGGACGGGGATTTTCCGCCTTATGTATCGCTCGATGATATAGCGGTCGGTCTCCGAGAGGTGCTTAAACTTTCTCTCTTTCTCTTTCTTCATGGTGTCGGCCTCCGTTTCTAAAATGAAAAAAGCCCCGCTCGACCCTTTCGAGGATCGGGCGGGGTTCGTGCGTTATACGAGTTCCCGAGGGTGGACGACGAGGAAATCGGCGAGTTTCAAGGCGTTTTTGAGAGAGAGGTTCTCCATTTTGAGGGCGCCGCTCTCGAGCCCTTGTATTTGCCGGATATTCACCCCGCACCCCTCCGCAAGTTCCCGTTGCCCGAGGCCCCGCTCGACCCGTAGCCGCGCGAGTTTGCTTTCGCTGGCGCTCGTTGCCTTTTTCATTTTGACCGCCTCCCTTGTCTTTGTGCTCTTATATTACGCTAATTTTATCGTAATGTCAAGCACAAAAAAGCCGCCGCGGGTGGTGGCCCGTGGCGGTCATTCTTCGACGCCGATAATCCAGTCAGAGGAGACTTGAAATATCTTTGTGAGGGCGAGGAGCTCGTAATCGGTGACGATCCGAGACCCGCTTTCAATGCGGCTGATAACGTCCTGCTCCACGATCACGCCCTCGGTCTGCATTTTCGCGGCGAGGGCGGCTTGAGACAGGCGGGCCCGGAGTCGTAGCTCCCGGACGCGGTCGCCCGAGATGTTGCTCTTGCCCTCATATTGAAACTTTTTCACGATCTCGCCTCCCGCGTATGGTAATATCAATTATTTTACTTGACATTACCGTAAATCCACGGAATACTTATGGTAATACTCCATAGCTCAAAAAATGAGGAGGTCATACCATGAAAAAGCTCGTCTCCCTGCTCGTCTCCCTCGCCGTCCTGCTCTCCCTGTGCGCTTGTGGCGGCTCCCCGGCGTCGGAGGTATCGGAGCCGCCCTCCACGCCTCCCGCGGCCTCCGTGGAGCCCTCCGGGGCCCCGGCGCCCGATTATCGGCTCATTGACTCGAGCAAGTACACCCGCGACGGGAAAGACTGCGTCGGCTATCGGGTGGAGATCGCCGAGGACGCCACCGAGGAGGGCATGAGGGCCGTCTTTGACGAGCTCTCCGCCGCCGACTCGTATCATCTGCATACGGTGTGGTTTTATGGCCTCGCCTCCGACGTCGAGGCGGTGGGCTCCTATACGGTGGGAATGCTTGAGGAGGAGGCCGCGGGCGCCTCCGCCGTGTTCACGGCCCCGACCCTCTCCGCCGCCGATATTGAGGGCATGAGGGCCCGGGCCTCCGCGGTGAGGAGTATTCCCTCTCCGTCGTTCAAGCAAGAGGCCCTCGTTCCCGACAATGCTTTCTCTCCCGCTCCCGAGGAGATATTCTCCACGCCCGCAAGCGAAAACGGCCTCGCCGGGGGCGCCTATTACGTCGAGGGCGTGGTCGAGGAGCGGTCAGAGGTCGGCGGGTATGACTCCCTCCGGGTCTCCACGGACGCCGGGGAGGTGTGGGTCTCCGCCGTCACGATCCCGCTCGAGGAGATCGCCGCGGGCGACGAGGCCGTCGTCTATTTCGTATATTCCGGGTGGTCGGAGACGCTCTCCGCCGCCGCGGGCGAATATGTGTATCACGAATAAAGGGCGCAAAAAAGCGGGCCGGAGGTTTGAGTTCCTCCGGCCCGCTTTTTGTGTCACTTCACGAGACCCATAATCTCGAAAGCGTTATAGATGATCTGCGCGACGGCCTCGCGGGTGATCGGCTGTTTCCACCCGTAATTTCCGGCGCCGTCTCCGTTGAAAATGCCCTTTTCCTTGCAAAACTCGGTTGCTTTCCGGGCCCACTCGGAGGGATTGTCCCCGGTCTCGGCGCAAGAGGTGAGCTTTTGACGGGTCTCCTCAATATCCACGACGTTTTCCTCCTCTCCGTTCATTTTCTTTTTGACGTCCTCTCGAAAACCGTCCATTGAATACCCGAGCTCGGGGTATTTCCTCCAAAGGTGATCGGGGTCGCCGTGGTTGCTCGCGACGCCTTTCGCGTGGCCCTCTGCGTGGGAGATAATATCGGTCAGAGGGTCGAGGTCATACTCTTTGCAGAGGTACGCGAAAAGCTCGACGGCGGCGTCATGGGTCGCCACAATATGAGCTTTCGTCCGCTCGGGATCATTGTCCACAAACGAGGCGCCGCCCGCGTATTTGATCGTCGAGGGCTCGGTCATTTCTACGCCGATATGAGTCGAGTTCGCAGAGCCGCCCGCGTGCCACCCCTTGTAATTCCACGGGAGGCATTGAAAAACGGTTCCGTCCGGCTGAATAAAGCCATGAACGCAGACGGAGACGGTCGGCGTGTTCCAGTTCCTCATAAACGGCGCCGCGGAGGGTTGAGGGCACCCGACCGAGTGGAGCATGAGCCCCCGGACGGTGATTTTCGCGGCGTTGGTGTAGCACCTGTTTTTTGTGAGGAAGTTTTGAGTTATGTTCATACCTTTACACCCGAGCCCTTGAGGGCGGCAGTCACCGCCGCGAGGGTGGCGGCGGCGTTGGTGGGTGGCGCGGCCTCCTCGGTGCCCTCGACGGGCGCCTCCGGCTCGCTCTCCTCGATAACCTTTTTCGCGTCCTGCGCCGCTTCGATCGCCTTTGCGACCGCCGCGGCGTCGATTTTGCCCTCGGTCAAGATGTAAACGACCACGGAGGCGAGGGCAGTCACCGCGCCCGCCACCGTGGAAATGATGTTTTCATCGAGGCCGAATACCATAGCGAGGCCAGTCACGACGCCCGCCACCGCCGCCCAAAGTTTGCGGCTTGAGAGTTTCTTTTTCCAGTCCATGAGATTTTCCTCCTTTAGCAGTCTCGTTTTATTTCGTCCGGGGTCTCTGTGATCTCCGGCTTGTCCGGCCATTTATTATTTTTGCTCAAGTTCTCGATCGCGGCCTTGATCGAGTACGTCACAATAACGCCGATGATCTCAACGGCGACATATCGGGAGAGGGTCTCGGCGATCTCCTCGGCGCCCGTGTAGGCGAGCGCATAGGAGCACCATACCCACCCCGTCGCATTTGCGAGCACCCACAAGACGATCACTTTCGAGAAATCGAGCTTTTTTGAAAAGCCGAGCCATAGCATGACGACCGCCGTAAAGAGGCCAGTCACGCAGACGGCGACAATGATCGCGAGTTTCATAAAATCACCTCTCCGGGTCGCCCGTCCGCTCTATGCGGTCGATCCTGTGGTGGGCCTGTTTTGCCGAGGACTCGACCGCCGTCAAGCGGGTTATTACCTCCATGTTTACTTTCCGTTGCTCGCGTTGCTCGGTTTTTATCTCCTCCGTGTTGGCCTTGATATAGCCGAGCTCCGTTAGCATGGTTCCCGTCTGCTCGCCGTCGCTCTTGACGTCCTTTTTCGAGTTCCTCCAAAATGTGAGGTAGCTCAAGAGGAGGCCGAGGAGCGTTCCGCCGATCCCGACGAGGGCGTCAATAGCCGTCATACGCTCGCCACCTCCCAACCGTAGACCCCGGGCTCCCATACGTTCGCCGCCGCGGTAGACGTCCAATGTTGCCCGTTGTGGGAGACCTTGTCTCCGATGGCGTAGGCGTCATGAGCGCCCACGGGTTGAGCCCACGCGGGCCACTCCTCGGCGGGGTCTGCGATCGGCGTCCAGAGGGCCGGGGTTGCCGCGGGCGTCCAGTCGCTTTGTGAGGTGTGGGCCTGTACGCACCGATAAAGGAGCCCCCCGGCGCGGCGAATGGCCCCGACCTTGTAGTCGATGGGATAGGCCCACTCCGCAAATTGAGAGGCGTTCTCGGTGGCGGTGACGTCGTCGATCTGGCCCGCCTCCGCGAGGGAGACAAAGGCAAGCGAGGCCACCGCGGGCGCGGCTTTCTGCGCCTCCGCCGCGGCGATGGCGGTCTCCCGCTCCGGGGTGGTGTAAAACTCCCCGCCGCCGAAATAGTAAAAGCCCGGGACGACCTCGTCCGGGACGGCGTCGACCTCCTCGACCCTGTACCCGCCGCCGCTCCAAACGGCAGAGGCCCCCAAAGGATAAAAGGCGTCGCTATCTGCGGAATAGATCGCCTCGGCCTCCTCCGGCGTGGTGACGACCGGGAGCCCGTTCGGGGCCACTCGGACATAACTCACGGCGGAGGTAACGGCGACGACGAGGCTTGCGCGGTTCATGATGATAAACATAGACTCTCCTCCCCGAACAGGCGTCGAAATAGCCCGTCCATAGATTTTATTGTTTTATGTGAACGGGCCCGGGCCGCGTGGCCCCGCCACGAATTATAAGATTGCAGAATATCCGCAAGGCTCATTTTCCCGGCGACGAGGCGCCCGAGAAACTTTTTGAGCTTTCGGCGCATACGGGTTATTGAGGCCCGCCCGACGCGCCGGACGACGGCGCCGCCCTCCGTGAGGAGAAAGCGCATTTTCAGAAAGATAAAAGAGCGGGTAAAGCGGACGATCTTCGTTTTCCGCTCGTTGAGCTTGAGGCCGATCCGCTCCGCCGCCGCCTTGAGTCGGGCGAGGCACTTTCGGAGAAAGCTCATATCCTCCGAAATAATATAGCCGTCGTCGTTATACCTCCCGTAGCCCTTGACGCCGAGGCCGTCCTTGAAAAGGTGGTCGATCGGGCTCGCGGCGAGGAGGGCGCATTTCTGCGAGATTTCACTCCCGAGGCCCATTCCCACGGGGCCGAACGCCTCAATGAACATACGAAAGAGGTTCTCGACCCGCTCCTCGCGTATGCGGCGGCGGGCCTCCTCCATCAACGGGGCGTGTGGAATGCTGTCAAAATAGCCGCTAAAGTCCCATTGAAGAATACCCCCGGCCCGACCGTGCTTGCGGTAATGGCGCCGGAGGTGGGTCTCTATGCGGTCGAGGGCGAAATCCATTCCTTTCCCTTTGGTGTTGGAGCCGTTGTCGTGGATCAGCGAGGGAGTAAAAACGCGGTTCAAAACCTCGTTGCAAAGGGTCTTTTGAACGGCCCGCTCCGTGATATGGACGCTTCTAATCCATCGGTAATGCCCCCCTCTCCATGATCCCGAACTCGATAAAGCCGCGGCCCTTGTAGGCCCCGGCCTCGAGCTCGGCGTTTATCTGCTCCGTGATCGTGGCGATATTCGCCTCGTAGCGTTGCGTCGATGATTTCCAACGGACGCCGGAGCAACATTTTTTCCCGTACTTGTAGAGGTTCCCGTATGAGAACACTCTCGAGAAGTCGCCGCAAGAGGCGGCACGGGCGGCGATCTTTGCCTCCCGTGCCGCTTTCCTGCGCTGATAGCGACCCTCTCGTCTCTCGGTGCTGTTCATAATAATGGCGATCCTCCGTAGAGCGTAATTGTGAGGCGCGGTCGTAGCTCCTTAACGGCAATACTCATGAAATCGGGTGACGCGCGTCCCCGACCATGCAAAAAGCGTCCGGGTAGCCGTATCGGACGAGACCCCACCCGCCACGGTGGGGACGGATAATTTTAGACCCTTGCCCGGGTCAGGGTGCAAGCTCTCCCTCTGCAAAAGTACGGATTTCACCCCGAGGGGTTACTTTGTCAGACTGCGGCTTTTTGCCGCGATAGGTGCAGAGTCCGAGGCAGACGCCGTTGGAGTTGCTGGCGTTGTTGTTGTTGCTCGAGCCGTCCGTGTTCACGTTGCGAAAATTCGTGGAGTTCCCGGTGTTCGGGGAGCGGTCGAAAGTCCCGCAGTCACGGCGGCGGATATACAGAGCTTGACCCAAAAAGAGACCTACTCGGGGAGCTTTTTCCTCCGGGAGGCGTCGGAGTCCTTGAGCTTTTTTATCTGCTTTGCCTCCTCGTTGATAAGGGCGGTTATCCTCTTTGTTGCCTTTTCGAGGCGATCCCGGCCCTTTCTGATTTTCTCCTCCCGGCGTTTCGGGTCTCTCTCGCTCTCGGCGAAATGCTCCGGGTTTTTCATGAGCACGTCATAAGCGAGAGAGATTTTTCCGTCGAGGATTTGCAGGGCGTTGTTACCCTCGATCCAATGGTCGCGGCGCTTGTCCACGTCCGACCGCCGCGAAATATAAATACTGTTCGCGGCCTTTGCGTGGTTATATACCTCATGCCCCCACCTCATGATCTCGGTGGAAAGAAAGAACGTGAGGCGCTTCGGGAGCTTGAGGGAGAAATCGAGGGTCTCGGCTTGCAGACGGCGGGCCACGTCGAGAAACTCGACGTTGCTCTCGCCGCGGTCGTTTGCGAGTACGGACATTTACGCGCTCCTTTCGTGGGGCTCATTCCGCCCACAAAGGGGCGGAATGTGACGAATTAGAGGCGCCCACAAGGGGCACCTCCAATTAAACGCAGAGGCCGAGGCAGACGCCGAAGGAGTTGCTGGCGCCGTTGCTGTAGCCCGAGCCGTCCGTGTACACGCTGCGAAAATTCGTGGAGTTCCCGGTGTTCGGGGAGCGGAGCCACCAATAATTAGCACTCCCGGCGCCGTTCGATATTTTCTTGATCCGGGAGGCGTTGTCCACAAAGAGCGGGTATGTGGCGCCCTCGCCGCTGTACCCCGTGCCCGTGGTCTCGAGGCCGACCTCAATACACGAGGCGAGCCAAATAGAGTCGTTCGTCGTCTGGATCGCGGTCGACTGGCTCCCGGAGGTGCTCTTTTTCTTTACGGGCTTTATTACGGCCTGGAGATCGGCGGGCATTTGTGAGAGGAAAGTCGACATTCTCGACCGCATAGCCGAGGAGTTCCACCCGTCCGAGTTGGTGTTCGAGGAGTTCATATTGTAGGTGGTGGCGAGTAGGTTCTCCATCATGAACGACATAGGAGCTTTGCCGCCCGAGACGAGGTCGTCGTGAGCGAAATCCTCGAGGCGGATCGTGATCGTCTCGCCCGTGGTGAGGACGACGTTTTTCTTATCGCCCCGGGAGAATACGGTCGGGGCGGATCCCGCGGCGCCGACCGCGTTAATATCGGCCCACTTCATAGAGGCGAAATCCGGGAAAGCCCGGTCGAGAATGCCGATCGCGGAGACCTCGATCGAGCCGTTATATGTGCCGTTCGCCGTAACGACTTTGATCGCCCACGTCCCGAGCTTGTTCGGGTAGAGGGTCGCCTTGCCGGAGGCGGAGGCAGTCGCGGAGAGGGAGAGGGTGCCGAGGGTGATCGTCACCGCGGCGCCCGGGACGGTCGTCACGTTGAGGATCGCGGTCGTAGAATAGACGCCGTTGTCGAGGTCGGTTCGGATCGAGTCGATCTCATTTTGCAAATGGCCCGCGACGTCGCCGTCGAGGACGTATTGCAGATTTGAAAACCACTCGAGGAACGAGGCTTGACAGTTCGCCATAAATGCGCCGACGTCGAGCTTTTCCACGAGGCACCGCACCACGCCGCAAACGGCGTCGTCCGTGCGGGTGTCGGAAATATTCGCCTGTGTGATTGAAATCGCGCTCGCGGCGACCGCCACCGTTGCGAGGGAAATATCCCAATAATCCGCCGATCGCACGATCGCCGGGGCGGTGGGAGACGCCGCCGCGGTGCCCTTGATAACCACGATCCCGATTTTCCGCTCCGCCACGTCGAGGCGGGCGCATACGCGATCAATGCGGGGAGACGAGGAGCCCGCCGCGACAGAGACCGAGACCGTCCCCGTGTTCTCGTAGAGGTGGCCCTTGATCCATGCAAAGCCCGATCCCACGGAGAGGGCCAGACCGCCCGCCGCGGTGACGGGGAGATTATTTCCGTTTGCCGAGACGCCGGAGGAGATAATATCTCCGAAATACGCCGCGAAATCCTCCGCGAGATATTCCCGGTCGCCGGAAACGCTGTTGAATGGGAAATACTTTTCAGCCATGTTAAACAAGCTCCTTTTCGATTTTTTTATAGATTGTGGGGACGGCGTCTCCGAGGGTAATATCAAGGCTCCGCCCGCCTTGCTCGTAATAGGTGGTGATCTCCGAGACGTAGGTTTGAGCGGTGAGGTTATAGCGTTTCTCGATCGCCGTCACCTTGTCGCCGACGTCCAATTTTCCCACGAGGGAGGCGTCCGGCTCGATCTCGAGGGAGGAAACGCGCACTTGAGAGGCGAGCTTTTCCCGGCCCTTTTGCTTGAGCTCCGCCTCGTAGCGGGCGGCGGCTTGCGCGTCGGTCTCCCCGGCGTTCGTGTCCGGCTTTGGCTTCGACGTGGAGCCCTTGACGTATATCTCCCGCCGCGAGAGGCCGCTCCCCGCCGTGATAGAGGTCTCATAGCGGGCCCCGGTGGTGTCGTCGGTGTAGCCGGATATAAGGGCGGTATTCCGAAAAGAGGCCCCCGAGCGCGTGTATGTCTCCGTCACGACGTTATTTCGGTCGCGGGAGACGATTACCCACGGCGCCGCGTTCTGCGTTGTGCGGCGGTCTGTGCCCTCGTAGGCCACAAAAGAGAGGCTCCGGGCCGTCTTGTCGAGGAGAATATCAAAGCCCACGGCGGAGGCCGCGGAGACGTCGTCGAGCAAGTCCTCGACGTTCTCGTTCTCGGTCTCCCGGGTGATCGTGGGCGCGAGGCCCTTTCGGGGCCCGAGGGAGAGGAGCGGTATTTTCCGGGCCGTGGTGGTGGGGGCGACGGCGTTCGCGCTGATGATTTGCCGCCCGAAATCCTCCACCGTGCCGGAAAAGTTGACGTTGCTCCAAACGATCCGCCGCCCGAGGAGGGCCCGGAGGTTCTTCCCGCTCGCGGTGATGATTTCGCCGTCCTTTTCGGTCTCGCAGATCACGGAGTCGATATAGACGGCGTAGGTCTTGCCCTCGTCCTCCCAATAGAGAATATTGTCCTCGACGAGGAGGTCGAACAGGGCCGCGCTATACGGGGCCTTGAGCTTGAACGACCCGCTCCCGGCGAATTGCCGGACGTGGGTCATGGAGTTGTAGTTGCTCACGATCCCGAGGGTCTCGAGGGAGGGGCCGAAAACGTAGATTTTCACCGCTTACACCCCCAAATATTTTTGAAAATATCGGATCGTGACCGTCATAGAGGAGACGTTGCTCGCCGCGGTATAGTGGAGGGCCGTCGCGCCGATCGGGGCTTGCAGGAAAGAGGAGTCGAGGTCGAGGTCGTTTATCACGTCCGCGATCGTGTCCCCGATATAGCTTGTCACGCCCTCCGCGCCGTAGTTGGTATTTACGACGACGGTCTCCCCGGCGACGAGGGTTCGGTTCAGCTTGATAAACTCGCCCGTCGCGACGTTCGTCAAAACCGGGTTCTCGACGGTCGCCGCCGCGGTAAAGTAGATCATGAGGCCCGTCTCGACGTCTCCGTCGTTTTGGAGTGTGGCGATAAGGCTATCCGTCCGATCTGCGAACGTAAAGCCCGACGCCGGGATCGTGAGAGGCCAGATAAAATTAGAGGCCCATTCCGCGATCCTGCGGTATCGGGAGACGGCGTCCCGGAAAAGGGGATCGTAAGAGACGGCGTCGATCACAAAGCGGGCGACCCGCTCGTTATTCTCGAGCTTGCTCGGGGCGAACTTGACCGTCCCCGTGGTGTAACACTCGAGGGCGGTCACGTCGTCCGGCAGGACGAGAAACGGGCTCCGGGGCTCGCACATTTGATAGAGCGCCGCCTTTTTCCGCTTCATATCCGCCGCGGAGGTGGCCTTGATAAAGCCCACGATCTCGACGTCGCGGGTGTCCAACGTGGCGTTGATTACCCGCTCGCCGATCTGCTCCGCGCCCTTTGCGGTGGAGTGGGTCGCGTCGATGGAGCCATAGTCGACGGAGGTCAATACATAATTTGAGCGGTCGAACTTGATCGTCCCGCCGTCATTTTTCAGAGTGAGCACGTTTTCCCCTCCTTACGTCACGCCGAGAGATAAATCCCTCTGCGCCTTTTTGAACTCCCGGGCCGCGGTCTTTTCGTCGAGAGGCTCCGGGGAGGTGATCGAGACGTAGGTATCGCCGCCGCCCTTTTCCTTGCCGGAGATCGCCGCGACGAGGGCGTCGGTCTGCGCCCGCTGTGCCGCCGCCGAGGAGGGCTCCTCCGTGGAGGACGGGAGCGCCTTTTCATAGGCCCCCGCCGCGGCGAGAGCGAGGCTCTCATACGTCCGCTCGAGGTTCTCCCGTTGGCTCTCGGCGCCCACAATATCGCCTTGAATGGTGTTCACGCCGTCCCGCTCGAAAACCTTTGACGGGGAGTGTATCTCGAGCGTTGCGGAAAATGCCGCATTTGCCGCCGCCGCGAGGCTCTTATACTTCGTGACGAGTTGCGAGCGCATACTCTCGGCGCCGTCGATATACCCTTGAATGGTGGCGGCGCCCGCGGCCCCGGCCTCGACCGAGACGTTAAGCTCGTCGACCGTCTGCCCGATCCGGGTCTCGAGGTCGGTCATTTTGTTTGAGAAATCCGTCTCCATTTCGGCGACGGTGTCGGAAAAGTTTTGCTTGCCCTCCTCGACCCGGGCGAGTTGCTCGTTCAGTTCTCCGACCTTTTCCTCGCCGCCCTCGACGATCGCGGCGAGGATTTGCGCGGACTCCTCGGAGCCGTCCGAGAGCTTTTGAATGAGACCTTGATCGACGCCGAGCTCCATAGCCTTGTTGATGTTCTCGGCGTACTCGTCCATATAGGTACATTGTCCCTTGAGGGTCTCAATGAGGCTATCAATGGAGGTTTTCGCCGATCCGTCCAGCTCGTTAAAAAGGCCGAGTTGCCCCTCGATGGACTCCATAGCCTTTGCGTGAGCGTCGGCGTATGACTGTTGTAGCGCCTCCATTTCGGCAATAAGGCCCGAGACGGTGGTCGTCATTTCGGTTGTGGCGACGGCGGAGGCGGCTTGCCATTCGCCATAAGCGGCGGACTCCTCCTCGAGGGCGGCGATCTGCTCTTGATTTGCCGCCTGTGCCTCCGTGAGCTCGTTCACGTTGTTTAGGAGCGTCCCGGTATTCCACGACCCGGACTCGATCGCCTCGTTATAGGCGTCCTGTGCCTCCGTGAGGCGGGTATTTATGTCGGCCTGTTCGACGTAGAGCTCGGACAGGCGGGCGACCTGCGCCTCGTATTCCTCTTGAGCGGCTCCGGCCTCGACGAGGGCGTCGAGAGACTCTGTCGTCATGTTGATAGAGTCGCTCATAGCGTCATAGGAGAGACCGAGCTCGGGGACGGCCTCGTTCAGTTGGTCGACCATTTCGAGGATCGCGGCCTTTTGAGCCTCGCTCTTGCCCTCTACCTTGAGAGCGTCCTCGAGGGCAGTCGTGAGGGCCTCGGTGTTCTTCTGTTCCTCCTCCATGCTCTCGGCGAGATCGTCATAGGCCGTTTTTGTCTCCTCGAGAGACTCCATAAACGCCCGGGTCTCCTCGTCGGCGGAGCCGATCGAGAGACAGAACGCGGCGACGGCGGCAGTTAGCGCCACCACGCCCGCCACGACGAGCGCGACGGGGTTCGCGAGGAGGACAGCGTTCCATGCCGCGGTTGCCACGGTAACGCCCGTAACGCCCACGGCGAGGACGCCGAGGCCGATCACGAGGGCCGAGACCGCCGAGACGATCCACGGGTTTTCATTGATAAACTCGGTCGCCCACGAGAACGCCTCCGTCCCGGTGTCATAGAGCCGCTCGAGGGCCGGGTTAAGAGAGTTGCCGATCGCGATCTTGAGGTTATCGAACGCGGTCGTCATGCGCTGTTGAGAAAACTCCGTCGTGTCCGCCATGGTGTCATAGGCCGCGGACGTGGCCCCGGCGCTCGACTGCATGGAGCCGAGGACGCCATTAAAGTTCTCGGCGCCGGAGTTGAAGATCGAGAGGGCGCCGACGCCCGCCTCGGTAGAACTCCAAAGCTCATTAAATGCCGTCGTATCGCCGCCCACGCTCTCGCCGAGGACGCCGAGCACGTCGCCGAGGGAGGCGCCGCCCGCCATGAGGTCGGCGAACGACTTTCCCGTCTGCTCTTGCAGGACGCCCGCCACGGCGGAGCCCGAGTCGCCGAGCTCGCTCAACATAGCCTTTAGGTAGGTTCCGGCCTCCGCCGTTGCCACGCCGCCCGCGGTGAGGACTGCATACGCGGCGCCGAGGTTGTCCATTTCGACGCCATAGGCGGCGGCGAGGGGGATCACCTTGCCGACCGAGTTTGCGAGCTCGTCAACGGTGGTTTTGCCGAGGTTCTGCGTCGTGATAAGAATATCGGAGACCCGCTCCGTCTCCTCCACCGAGAGGCCGTAGGCGTTGAGGGCGGTCGTCAGCACGTCGACGGCGGTCTCGGCCTCGGTAAAGCCGCCCGCCGCGAGGCGCGTCGCCTTTTCCACGAAATCGACCGCGGAGGCGGTGTCCACGCCCGCGGAGATCGCGGAGTATGTAGCCGCGGCGATAGACTCGGCGGAGCGGCCCGTCTCGCCGGAGAGGGTCACGATCCGGGATTTAATATCGTCGAGGGAGATCGCCGACGTGTCTGCGATCGTGGCGACCTGTGCGATCGAGCTCTCAAACGTGGCGGCGGCGCCCGCGCACTCGAGGAGGGCCTCGGCGATCTCTTTCACGGCGGCGGTAATGCCCGCCGCGGCGAGGGCGCTCGCGAGTTGGTTCACGGCGTCTTTGGACTGCTTGCCGAACTTGTCGGAGCCCTCCCCGGCGTCCTTTACCTCTTTGCCGTATTTGTCGATCGAGGTCGCGCACCCATCGGCGGACTTGCTCGCCTCGTCCATGTACTGATTATTTTTCTCGATCTCGCTCGTGAGGTCGTTTAGGTCGACGTTTGCATAATTTAATTGCTTTTGCCAGTTTTGGACGCCCCGCTCCGCCGCGGCCTCGTAGGACTGCGCCTCGCCGAGCTCGGAGTTCCATTTCTCGAGCTCCTCGGTGAGGGCCTTTTGCTCCTCGGAGGTGTCCCCGGTGGAGTTCTTGAGATCGTCGAGGGCCCGCTCGCACCGCTCGATATTGTCCTTTGCGGTGGTAACGCGGGAGGCGTATTCCTCTTGTGCGGTCTGCGCGTTTTTGAGGGCGTTCTCGAGGGCGGAGACCTTTTCTTTCTGTTTTTCGTACAGGGTGGAGAGGGCGGAGCCTTTCGAGGTGAGGGCCTCCATACTGTTTGCGTTGCCCTTGAATGCGCTCTCGGTGAGAGCGAGGCTCGACTTGAGCGTCGAAAGCTCGGAATTACAAGCGGCGATCGCTTGCTTATATTGAGACTCGCCCTCGACTGCGAGCTTTGTCGATATGGTTCTCGTCGCCATTTAGTCGGCCTCCTTTTCCTGCTTTACCCCGTGGGCCCGGAGGTATAGCTCGAATATGTCGAACACTTCGCCCGGAGGAGAGAGGAGCGTCTCTTTTCGAGAGAGGCCGCTCGTCGTCCCCATGCGGATAAAATGCGCCCGGGTCAGGTCGTTTTTTTTTGATTTAATTCCGCGAGGCCGAGATCGACCTCGTTACTCTCCGGGGCTATCTCCCGACCATAGCCGAGGGAGATCGCCGCGGGAATTGCGAGCTTGAGGGCCCCGATCCCCTCCGGGGCGGTGGTGGCCTCGATGGTCGCGGCGTCGATAATCGGCTCCGGGGTGTAGCCCATAGCGCGGCGAGAGAGCTCGCCTTGCTCCGCGAGGATCGCCGCGGCGCCGCAAGCGGCCCGGAAACTCTCGCGGGTGTCCTCTTTCATTGTCTCGAGGAGAGCGGTCGCGCCGCCGTAGTCGTCGCGGAGGCGAAACATAGCCTCTCCCGTAAAGGCGAGGTATCTATCCCGCCCGCCGAGGGTTATTTTTACTGCTTTCATGGTGGCCTCCTAAAACCGACAAATGAGGAGGCGGGGAAAATCCCCGCCTCCCTTGTTTGTGTCTGCTTACGTGCTCGCCTTGCCGAGCTGGGTATCGACCCACGCTTTCGCCTCGGCCTCGGTGGTAAACTCCTCCGTGATACGCCACTCGTCCGAGTTGCACCGAAAGACGGTGAACGTGGTCGCCGCGGTGCCAAAGGTCACGCTATCCGCTTTCGTGGCGGCGGAGTCGTTGCCGAGCATAGCCTTAACGCGGGGGTAGAAATACCCCTTGTAGAGCTTGACGCCGTTCCGCATAAGGACTTTGTAATACGCGAGTCCGCCCATAGGCGCAGAGTCCCCCGCCTTATAGGAGACCTTTTTCTCCGTCACGGTGGCGCCGTAGACCTCCGTCGCGACGTCGTCCGTCATGTCGTCGGTCTCCATAGCCAGAGAGCCCGAGGAGAACTCGTCGACGCTCTCGGCGAGGCCGTCGTCGGCGTACAGTTTGCCGGACGCGAGCGTCACGGTGAGATCAGCCTTTACGAGCTTGCCGATCGTGACCGGGCCCGTGGTGGCGTAGGCGGGGAGAGCGTTCTCCGGCTCCGTGGCGATCGGGGAAAAACGCGGGTATTTCGCTCCAAAACTTGCCATGATGTAACCTCCTAATTTTTACAGGTTTTTGCTATCGAGGAAAGCGTGATACACTTTCTCGCCCGCCTCGATAGCCGATCCCTCCGCTTTTTCGTTTGCCGTTCGGATAAAAGGGCGGGAGGTCTGGCCCTCTTTTCCGTATTCGTTGATGAATGCAACCTCGGCGTTTCGGTCTCCGCGGGCGTTCTTCCCTTGCGGGGCGACTGTGATCGACCGCCCGGAGGCAGTCTTTTTGACGCGGCCCTTTTTGATGGAGTCCGCCGTCATGCCGGAGTCATAGACGCCCATACTCTTTGCGGTGCTTTTTTGCGCGGGGACTATGACGTCCGCCTCCGCGTTGAGTATGCCGTCGATTACAGAGTCCGGGATCGAGGCCAGAGCCGCGAGGTCGTCCAAGAGGGCGTCGAGGCCGTTCACGGTGAAACGGGCCATTACTCCACCCCCGCCGCCTCTATGAGTTCGCACTCGAAAACGTGGTGTTGACCGTCTTTGTCCGAGGCGTTCTCGTAGATAGGCCAAGTCGCCCCCGCCGCGGCGAGGGCTTTCTTTATGTCGCGGCGCTTGCTGATGGTGTTATAACCGTTCGGGGCGTAGAGGTGGACTTGCACGAGAAAACGCTCGTGCGAGGGCTCGTCGTCTCCGAAATCGGCGGCGCGGGAGTTATACCCGAATGTGATATAGACCGCCGCGGCGCCCTCGTAAACGTCCGCCTCCGCGGGCGCTATGGGGTCGAGGGCGGCTTTTATGGTGCTGTTGATACTCACGCCCCGGCCTCCTCTCCCGTGGCCCCTGCGGGCTCCTGTGCGGGCGTGGGCGGTGTTTCGGTGCAATTAAGCTCGTACACCTCGCCCGCGCGTGTGTAGGATCGAACGACGTCGTAACTCTTGCCCTCGTGCTCGATCCGCGTCTCGTGGTCGTAGTCGATCGCCCGGACGAGAAAGACAATGTCGATCCTGTCCCCGCTTTGGCGGGCCGAGTAAAACTCGCTCCGCTTCGCGGACTGTTTATCGGCGAAAACCTCTCTCCGGGTCTCGGCGCGGGTTTTGTAGCCCTCCGCGTCCGGCTTGTTGGTGGTGGCGACGAGTGTCACCGTGTCCCGCCATAGCATAATTACGCCCCCTCTCCCGCCGTGGGCGGCGCCTCGGTGTATTTCGAGGAGAGCGTGAGGGCGACCTTTTGATCGTGATAGGAGGCCCGGTATTTCTCCGAGTCCTCGTTATCGAGGCCATACTCGCCCTTGACATAGGTCATAATCGCTTTTTTGATAAGGGCGTCGGACTCGTCGAGCGCCCAAACGGGGAGGACGCCGCCGAGGACGAGGTCGTCCCGGGCGGCGTTTATGAGGTCTGTTAGCTCCCCGTCCGAGGCGGTCGAGCTCGTCCGTATGCGTTGGCGGGCCGCGGCGAGATACTCCGCCGAGACGCTCGTCTTTGCGGTGCTCGCCCCGGTGTTTGTGATCTCGCTCATGGATTACGCCTCCTTACGCCCCGGCCTTTTTCTTGATACGGATAAAGCCGTTCTCGGTGATTACGTTGCCGCCGACCATAGCCTCGCCCATGACGGCGAGCAAGCCCTCGGCAAACTTGTAATCAGAGGAGACGGTCACGTCATAGGGGCCGAACAGGTCGAGTTGATAGGCGTAGGGCTTGCCGTAGCACATGGAATAGGCGCCCGCGGTGGTGCCCTCGGCAGACAGGGCGGGCAGATCGTCCACAATGCAGAAGTTCACCACGAGACCGCCGTCCTTGATCTTGCCCGTGGTGGTGGAGTTCTCGGCGAACTCGATCTCATAAACGGGCTTGAGCTCGTTCTTGCCGCGAATGTCGCCGAACGCGATCAGATCGTTCTTGTTCAGCAGGAGGACGCCTCCGCCCTCCACGTTTGCGGCGCCGCCATAGGAGAGGGCGATCTTGCGGAGTGTGGTATGGTCGATCGCGGTGATCTCGAGGTCAGTCCCGGAGGAGATCGCGGCGGCGTTCAGAATGCCGGTGAGCTCGGGGATCGTGGCGCTCGGGTTGCCCGTCACAATGAGGGCGCCCGTTTTCTGGCGGAGGGCATTCAAGGCGCTATCAGAAACGCGGCTCTGATAGTTGAGCGGGGTCGTGCGCTGAATGTTCCGGGAGACATAGGCGAGGGTCGTCATGAGGACGGGGGTAATCTTCGCGATCTTGAGGTTCGGGGTGCTCTCGGTGGTGGCATTGCCGTCGTCTTTCTTGACGCTGGCAGTCTGTCCGCCCGAGACCTCGTAGGCGACGGAGTCCTCGCCCATGCCGTTTGCGTCGACGATATAGACCATGTCGACGATCCCGGAAACGAGGTTCTGTCCCGGGTTGATCCCGGAGACGCGGCTCGGCTGTGCGATATTGCCCCCGGACAGGGTCAGAGAGCGGCGGACGGCGTCGGTGGTAATGCTCATGCGGTGATCGGTGGCGAAACGCTGTGCCCGGGCCTCGGCCTCGTCGGGCCGGACGCCCTGCAAATCAGCGAGGCGAGCGGCGCGGGAGTCGGTGCCGGAGGGCAGTCCGCCGCCCGGAGCCTCGCCGGGGGTGCCGCCGCGACCGTTGATCGGGTTCACGGGGCCCGGGGTGGGGTCGCCATCGTCGCCGGAGCCGCGGTCGCCATGACCGCCACGCTCGCCGCGGTTGTCGCCCGCGCCCCTGTTGAGGCGGCTCGCCGCGCTCTCGCGACGGTTGAGATCGGCCTCCTCTTTGTCCAGATCGTCGAGTTCTCTCTCGAGGGCGTCCATATCGACGGCGCCCTCTCCCGCGAGCAAAGCGCGGATTTCGGCACGACGGGCCGCAATTTCCTTACGTCTCTTTTCAAACATGATAATTTCCTCCTGTTAATTTTTGGTGGTGGGTTGGTAGGTACGGGCGCGAGCTAAAAGGCGTCTCCGTCTTGCGGCTTGCTCCAAAGCCGCGACCTCTTTCGAGTGCTCCTCCTCAAAAAAGCCCCGAGCGGAGATTGACGTCTCCTCATAGGCGGGAATATCCACCGCCGAGACGTCGTATAGCTTGCGGATTTTAGTTATCGTCCGCGTGTGCGTGAGGGTGTCATACTTCGACTCGCGCACGGTGAACGAAAAACTCATTTTGTCGACATAGCCGCCGTCGATCTCCTCGTAGAGCTCGCGTCCGGCTACGGTTCCCGAGAGGTCGGCCTCCATGTCGAGGCCGTGGTCGGTGGTGTTGAGGGTCAAGGTCTTGTTGCGGAGGCGAGCGACGACCTTTCCGCCGTGGTTGTAGTTGAAAATAACGTCGCTCATGTCGCACTCGTCGAAAGCGTGGCGGTCGATCACCTCAAAATATTTGACGCCGTCATACTCATAGAGACAGGTCGGCTTATTGAATACGACCGCCGTCCCTCGGACTCGATAGGCGTCGTCCTCTCCCTCCCGGGGCACGAGGGCGAAATCCTGCAAAACGCGATATTCGCGTCCCTTTTTGATAGGCATTATTGCCCCTCCTTTCCGCTTGTGGGTTCCGGCTCCGGGTCGTCCTCCGGGTCTTTCGGCGGAGGATCGGCGGGCGCCGGGTCTTTTGGTGGTTCCTCGGTCTTTTGACCGTTGCTCCCGAGTTGGTACTTGTCGACGATCTCGGCGTTTACCATGTTCAAGGTCTGCACCCTGCGGGCACCCTCCTCGCCGCCGATGGGCGGGAAACCGAAAATATCGAGGACTTGATCGAGGCTCAAAGCGCCGATGTTCGTCAAATACTGCGCCGCCGAGACTCGCTTGTCGAGGGTCTCAAACTGAATACGGTCGAGCTCACAAAGGATTTCGTTCCCGAAACCTTGCTCTCGCTCCGTAAAGAGGGCATTTGTCAAGCCCTGCGCGAGTTGCATATAGAACGGGGCGAGCTCGCCGCGATAGAAAGCGTCCATTCCCTCGGCGTCGGCCTTGTTTTGAACGATCGCCTCGTTGACGCCGAAATAGTCGTAAATCTCCCGGCGCACAAACTCGAGCTGTGCCGCGGGGATCGGGGTTTGTTTTTCCGTGATCGGCGTATAGTCATATTTCGAGTCGGTGACAATGACGCCCGCTCCGTTGTTCTCGAGGCGGAGGTTATCGCGGATAAAGTCGTCGCGGCGCTTGTTCAAATCCTCGCCTTTGGTGACGGTGGTCGCTTTCAGAATGCCGCGGATCACCGCGACGAGCTTCGCGAACTTGCTCATGCTCTGGTTGAATGCGTCCGCCGTGTCGAGGGTGGGAATCAAGGGGCGGTTATCGTCCCCGAAAATATCGTTGTCGAGGTAATGGCGCCGGAGGTGGACGAGTTGCTCATAGGGGCACGTCCAGACGGAGCCCGTCGCGAACGTGAGGCGGGCATACATTCCGCCCATATCCTCGACGAGTTCGACGCGGGAGGCGTTGATCGGGTAGACCGCCACGAGTCGCCCCGCGTCGAAAACCGGGAGAATAAAGGCGTTGTTGTAAACCACGAATTGAGCCGCCACCCGGTAATAAAAGGCGTAGGCCGTCATATACGGGTTTGGTCGACTCTGCAAAATGCGGTTGATATTGTCTCCGACGTCCTCCCGGCGCCCGCCCGCTCGCCGAATGTGCCGCGGTTGGATTTTCGCCGCGTTCCGGGCCCATGCGTCCACGGCGGAGCGGACGGTCGAAATGTCCCAAGCGTTCCCCGAGAACGGGGTAAAGCTCGAGTCCCACGACGAGAGGAGCCTATAAGCCGGGAGGTTGCTCCCGGCGTTGGTGGGGCGTTTTCCGAAAATGCTTTGAAAAAGCCCTCTTTTTTGTTTTTTCGCCATATTGTCACCCCACGTTATACATGAAATCTTCGTAATATTTGACATAGATCGTCCAAGCGTTGAGGAGGGAGACCATTCCGTCGATCCTGCGCTTTTCGGTGATCTTCACGGGCTGAATATTGTTCAAGCCCGACTTTTTGACGCCCGTATTTGACAGGCACCAAACGAGGACGGGGTTCCCGTTGTAATTGACCGTTTTCCCCTCGAGGGCGGCGCCCATTTCTCGCATAGGTTGAGACCATGTAAAGGGGCCCTGTGCGACCTTTTCCATGTCAAAACCGTTTGATTTCATTTCGTCCGCCCAATACCCGGCGAGGGCCCGGTCATACCCGACCTTGATCGCGTCGATCTTGTACTCGTCGCGCATTTGGCAAAACCACGCCGTAACCTGTGAATAATCGACTCTGTTCCCGGGGCAGATCGTGAGGAGGCCGCGGTCGGCCCACTTCCGATAAGGGGCCTCGTTGGTGTTCTTCTCCTCGAGGTGCTCGACCCGCTTTTCCGGGAGGAAATATTGTTGCAGGACATAGACGACGGAGTCTCCCGGCTTGCGAATGAGGAGCGTCGCCGCGGTGAGGTCGGTCGTTGCCGAGAGGTCGCACCCGCCGAGGGCGTAGGTGTTATAAACGTCCTTGACGTCAAAGCGGAGATCGCTCTTGATCTGCTCATACGAGAGCCAGACCGCCGCGGAGACCTCGCGGACGTTGAAGTCCTTGCAGAGGACGCCGGGGAGGTCGTCGGGGCTGTTCTTCGCCCGCTCGACGAACTGCGCGAGGGTTTTATACTGCTTGATGGTGCCGAGGCCGGGGTTCGCTTTCTCCCACTTCGCCGGGTCTGTCCACTCCTCCCGGGCGTCGAGCTCGTAGAGGATCGGGAGGAACGTCGGCTCGTTCATTTCGCCGTCTGCGATATTGCAAGCGATCTCATAGAGAGAGTCGAAAACGCTCTCGCGGACGGTGCCCGCCGTGGTAATCATGATAACGAGGGGTTGACGGCGGGAGGAGGTGCTTTGCTTCATGACTTCGTAGAGGTTGCGGTCTTTGATCGCGTGGAGCTCGTCAATGATAACGGCGTGAGAGTTCAAGCCGTCGAGGGTGTTCGAGTCCGAGGCGAGGGCCTCAAAAATAGACGCCGTCGCCGGGAAATAGAGGTCGTTTCTCCGCTTGCGGAGGACGGCCCGGAGCTCCGGCGACTGCTTGACCATGTTTATTGCCTCGGTGAGGACTTTTTTCGCTTGATCCTTTTTCGTGGCGACGGAGTATATCTCCGCCGCGCCCTCATAGTCAGCGATCAGCAGATAGAGCGCGATCGCCGCGAGGAGGGTCGACTTACCATTTTTCCGGCCCACGAGGAACATTGTCTCTCGGTAGCGCCGAAAGCCCGTCTCTTTCTCGAGAAAGCCGAACAGGGCTTGAATATACGCCTTTTGGAAAAGCTCGAGAGAGAGGGGAGCGCCGATCACGCCTTGAGACTGCTTGCAAAACTGCTCGGCGAACAGGATCGGGCGCTCGCCGACCTCCTCGTCGAAATAATAGGGCGAGTCCGCCGCGGGCTCCCGGATTTCCCGGGCGAGCCGCTCATAAACGGCCCGGACGCGGTGGCTCGTGACGACCTTTCCGCTCTCTATTGCCTCCCAATAGGCGAGGACGTAGTTCATTTTTTAACCGCTCCGGGAGGTTTTGTTGCAAAGTTCATGAGCTCCTCTCCGGCTGTTTTTTGCGTTTTCTCGGGGAGGAGGTCGAGGAGGCTTTTCGAGAGGGCGGTAAAGGATTTTATCGTCGTGTTATAGCTCTTGAGGGCCGGGTTCTCACGCCGGAGCTCTTGCGATCCCTGCTTGAAGTTCTCGATCACGTCGCCCTCGTTTATCTCGTCGACGAGGCGCTCGAGGGTGACGGTCGTAACGGCGAATTGATAGATCAAGCCCTCCGCAAATTGCACCCTTTCGCGGGGCAGTTCACGGAAAAGGCGGCGAGTTTTTTTCTTTTTTTCCTCGATTTTCTCCGCCGTTGTGAGTTCTTCGTAGGACTTTTTTCGAGTTGCCATAAGATGTATAAACCTCCTCTCTTTTGGCCTTATACCCCCCCTCTATGTATGCGCCCGGGGGGTCATAGATGGGGATGGAATGCGGTTCGGAGGCGGCGCCCCCGGGTCGTCGAGGTGGGGGGGTATGCGCGGCGAGCCGCGGGCCAGACGTCCCGCTCCGCCGCCGCGGAAATAAATTGACCCGCCGTCATGAAAAGAAAAATCATAAGCGACGGGCCCGTCGTGCGGATAAAGCAAAGAGCAAAGGCAAAGCCGAAAGAAAGCAAAACTCTTTCGTCCTTGCCCTTGCTCTCATGACTCGAGCACCCGAGGCCGGAGGTTCCCCTCCTCGTCGAACTCGAGGGCCGCGTCCGTTGGTAGGTCAGTAGCGTGTTCGATCCCGTGGCAGTCTCGGCAAAGTAACTCGAGGTTGTCCTCGCCGAGGGCTATTGCCGGATTGTTTATGTTCTTTGGCGTGAGGTGTTCCTTGTGGTGGACTATCTCGCCCGGTCGTCCGCACTTCACGCAGAGTCCCGCGTCACGCTTGAAGATGTACGCCCGACAACGGCGCCACTCTTTCGAGAGATAGAACTCCCTCGCGAACTCTCGCATAGCACCGCCTCCCGCTCCCTATGTGCAGATAAGAAAGAACGCCCCGCATAGCCTCAAACGTCCTCGCGTGGAACGCAAGGGCTCGACTATGCAGGACGCGCGGCGACGGGTATCTCTCCCGACCTCTTTCATGCTATCAGCATATCACGGGATTTCGGTCGTGTCCGACCATTCTTTTTTCAATTTGCCGGGAGAGGGTCATACAGAGGCGAGGGAGCCCGCCCCATAGTACAGGATAGCAAAGGCCGAGACCGCCTTGTTTCGGAGATCGTAGACCGTCGTCGTCGATGAATAGTTGAGCTCCTCGGCGATCTCCTCCTTTGTGCGGTGCTCGACGTACCACGCCCGGAGGAGGGCGGCGTCGGAGGGCTCGAGTTGCTCGAGGACGTGGTCTATCTCGGCGATCGTTTCCCGGGTGGTCGTGATCTCCCGGTTGATCTCGGCGAGCTCGAGGCAGTCGGCGAGGGCGTCGTTCGCGCCGCCGCCCGAGACATAGGGCCGCGCATAGTCCGTCGTCTGTATGCCCTGCGGCCCCGCCCGCTGAATAATGCGCTCCCTCCGGCGCTCGAGGTTGGCGAGGGCCCGCTCAAAGTTCCCCCGCTCCGAGAGTGTCCGCTCCGCGGCCTTGAAATAATTTATCATGATATACTCCTCCTCCGGCTTTTACCGTCAATTTCCCGGGCCGTCCCACGACCGATAGAGAGCGACGTTCCTCAAAAGCCGCTCCGCCCGTTTGCCTATATGCGAGTTCATAAAGCGCAAGTCCTCCGCCGCGACTGTGGCGCCGTGGGCCTCGAGAAATCGAATGACCGTCAAAAGCTCCACGGGCGAGGCCGTTTTTATCTCCCTCGAAAAGCGAGAACGATCCTCCGCCGAGAGCTTTACCCTCCCGGCGTTCATATCACCTTGCCCCCGTGCTTGAACTCCCGCCCGAGGTTGTAACGGTGCTTTGCCATGACGACGGCGTCGACGTCCACTCCGAGCGCCGCCATGAGGTCGAGCGTTCGGAGGATCACGTCGGCGAGCTCGACGGCGATCCCCTCCGGCTTGCAGGGGCCCGCGATCGCGTCGGCGCCCGGGTCGCCCACCTTGTCGCAGACGCCCGAATATTTGCAGTCGTCGGCGGCGAGGGCGCACGTCCCATAGACGAGAGGGTTCCCGTCCCGGTATTCCTCGAGGGCCTCGGAAATCTCCCCATGAATGAGGCAAAGTGCCTCCGGGAGAGAGGGCGGCTTTTCCCACCACCCATGCGCGACGGCGTTCTCGTGGACTTCTTTCGCGAGCTCGTTTATGTTCATTCTCGTTTCCTCCGTTTCCCGCTCCGCTTTGGAGCGATATATTTTCCGTCCTTTCGGTAAAGGCGGGCGAACAGGTAGACGCCGCCGTTTTCCTCGTTGTGGAATGGGACGACCTCGGCGAGGTGATAATCGGGGTATAGCTTTTCCCACGGCGCCCGATCCTCGCGGTCTTTGGCGAGGGCCTCGGCGCGGCGGCGGGAGCGAATGCGGCTATCATTCGTCCGAGGCTCCGGGTCGACGAGGTTCCGAGAGGCGTTCCACCGTTTCCCGCCGATCGGCTCCTTGACGATGTAGTGAGAGAGGGCCGTCAAGCCGTTCTCGCTGAATTGCAGACGGCGGGAGTTCGCATAGCCGAGCCCCCAAAGGCTTTCGAGCGTGTCACGGTCGACGCCGCCGTTCACGGTGACATGATGGTGATAACGCCCGCTCTTGCTCCGCTCCGTGACGCATATATACTTGAGCGCCGGGAGGCCGAGCTTTTTCCGCAAGCGGCGGAGGCGGCGGAGGTAGTTCCCGACGTTGCGGGTCGCCTCCTCGTCGCTCTCCGGGTTCTCCCGATAGGAGAGACCGATCTCGAGATCGTCCGGGGTAAAATTGGCGTGGTGTAGGCGGGTCAGCTTTTCGGCGGCGTGGCGGGCGTTGAGCTTCGCTTGCGTTGTCGTGGTCGGCTTTGCTTTCCCCGACCGCTTTCCGGGCCTCTTGTAGACAGGAAATATATAAACGTCGAGATATTCTCCGCAAGCATAGGTTTTTTCTCGGTAGATCGTCCGGGGCGTGTCCGTCATGATGATACCTCCGTTATAGCGGCGACCCTGCGAGGGGCGGGCTCCTCCCGGCGCCCCCTCCCGCCCCTCGCGCTCCCCACCCTCGGCGGCGCAGAGAGAAAGAGTAATAGGGCGGAGGGGGAGAGGGCTTTCTCGTGGTCGTTAAGTTACTATTCCTTACGAGCCTTAATCGGGGCTCGCGGCCCCTTGCTTTTTCGCCTCGGAGGTGATATTATTATATAGGTATAGCAATTTGCCTCCGGGCGGTTGCGCCCCCGTCGCTCTCGTCAAGCGGCGGGGGCTTTTTTATTGTCGGGGTTAATACTTGCGTGAGAGGCCGTAGACGTCCCTCTCGACGAGGTGAGAGAGCCTCCCGTCTCCGTCCCGCTCGAAATGCCGCCCATAATACGCGGACTCGGGCGGCGTCAAAAGAGCCGTTTCCGCCGCGGCGCGGTCGGCGGCAGGGGCGGCGCAGTCGCACCGCTCGCCGGGGTCGAGGTTGCACCCGCACCGCGGGCAAGTCTTAAAAGGTGTGCTCATGGTCTCCGCTCCTTTCTGATTTTCCGCTCGAGGCGCCATTTTTGAAAACGTGAGAGACTCGGGTTCGACTGAATGAGGGCGATCTCCATTTCCAGGGAGAGGGCTCCTCTTGCGGCCTCTGCTACCCGGCGAAAAGACTCCGCCGCGGCGTCTGCATTGACTCCCGCCTCGGCAAATACTCGAGAGAGGCCCTCCAATGCCCGGGAGAGTTCGTCCGTCGTGGTGCCCGTGGTGCCCGTGGCGCCGGAGGCCCGGGCGTGGCAGTCTCGGCAAAGGGCGACGGGCCCGTTCATTGTCCCGGGCTCGTGGTGGAGGACTTCGCTCGGCCTCCCGCACTCCCGGCAGGGTTCCGGGGCGAACACATTATAATAAAGGACGCGAAACTCCTCCGGGACGCATGATAAAGCCAAGCTCGCCCGGACGATCTCGATCTCGCGGGCCGCAGTAATATAAATGAGTTCCCGCTCGTCGTCTGCTAAAATCAGTTGGTCGAAACGGTAGCCGTCAAATCCACGTTGCACGACCCCGGGCGAAACTCCCTTTATCCGCGTCCCGTCTGTGAGAGTGAGAAACCGCCGCGCTTTGTTGAAGTGGGCGACCTGTTCGGCGTTGTCCGCCGCGAATTGTTGGATAAATCGGTCGGTGAGCGGGGCGTTATAGCCCATAAACACGAGCTCGAGGGGCCGGGGCCGAATATCCCACTCCATTACCGCCCCTCCTCTCGAAAGAGGGCCCGGAGGTCTGCGATCCAGTCTTTGACCGTCCGGCCCGCCGCGTAAAGGATCAGCGGGAGGAGCAAAAGCATATATTCGCCGCCGATCGCGGAATATCCCCGCTCCCGGAGGGCGTAGTCTTTGGCGACGACAAAGAGGATCAGCGAGGCGACGACCACCGCCGCCCATTTCACGACCGCCGAGAGGCGGCTTTTTCTTTTTCTGTTCATCTGTGTACTCCGATCCGGCCTTTCCCCTCAATGGGGATAAAAGCCTCTTTGCACCCCTCCGGGTCTCCGCACCCGGGGTAAAATCCGCAACGACAAAAGAGCTTGTCTGTGACGTCGTCGACGTCGAGGCGGTCGCATATCTCGCATTGATAGGCCCGGGAGGGCTTGTTTTCTTTCTCGTTCTTCATAACTCGCTCACTCTCTGCAAAAGACATGGGCGCCAATGGTGGCATAGACGCGCCCGTTCTGCGCTGATGTGGAAAAATAGACGACGTCGGCGTCGGTGATGGGCTCCGCCGCGGCGAGGGCAGTCTCAACGGCGAGATATTGCTCCTCGGTGGGCGTGGTGGTCGGAATGCGCTCCGCGGGGGAGAATTGTATCGGGTTGCGCTGATAGACGACCTCGTCGACCGTGTCCGGGAATGACGGCGACAATATGCGGTTGAGCACGACCTCGACAACGGCGACTTGTCCCTCGAACGGTTCCCCGCGGGCCTCGAGCCATACGAGGGCGGCGAGGGTCTCGACGTCCTCCTCGGAGAGCACGATCCCCGCGTAGCGCGTGAGCGTCGGGGTAGGCGTGGGCTCCGTGGTGGGCTCCGGCGTCGGTGCCGGGGTAGGTGCCGCCGCCGCGATAGAGAGCGTCTCCGCGGGCGGTGTGGTGGGCGTGGGCGCCGTGGCCTCCCGCTCCGGGGCCGTGGTGACGGAGGAGAGGAGGAGGATCACGGCGAGGGTCAGCACCGCCGCCATAATGCGGCCCGCGGCCCTCATGACTCCCGCTCCTCTTTGAGGTCGCAAGTCCACTCCGGGACGATCTGCGAAATGAGCGGGATCGCCCGCAAAACCTCGAGCTTGCAATATCGGACTTGCCGGAGGAGGCAAAGGCTCGTTTTATACTCTTTGTGAGGGCTCCGGCATTCCACGCAAGGCGGCGGGAGTTCCCGCTCCGCTCGCTCGAGCTTGTCCTTTTTCATGGTGTCGCCCTCACTTTCACGGGCCGACCGCATACCGGGCAAAATGTAAATTGCTTGTCGATCGGGAAACGATAGGCACCGCCCGCGGTTGCGATCCGCGCCCCGTATTTATCAACCTCCGGGGAGTAACTCCCGAAATCAAAGCGACTGCAAAACTCGCACGGCGGGCGGTTGTCCTGCTCCGCCGCGGCACCGACGAGCTCGACGGCGATATTCTTCTTTCCCCCGCGGAGGTAAAGCGTCAAGCGGTATTCTGTTCTCGTGTCCAGTACGACGACGCCGTCCTCGATTTGCCGCTTGAGCTCCTCTCGGACTGCCTCGCGATCTTCGCCGCGGAGGAGCATATTTGTTTTGAAGATAAAAACCTCGCGATCAATTTTCACGACACCACCTCCCCGAGTTTCTCGTATGTGCAAGCCCGGGCGATCGGCGTCCACGGGACGCGCCATATCTTCGCGGCGGCGAGGATCGCCTCGTATCGGGTGGGGCCGACGACCTCGGCGGAGCCGTGCTCCGGGTGGGAGACGCGCCACCGATAGACCGGGCGCCTCATGACTCCACCTCCGGGACGACTTCGCACTCCCGAGCGAATACGCCGACCCGCTCGCCGTTGCTTTGAATGAAATAGAGCTCTCCGGCGCCTTTGCGGTTCTCCGTCTCCGTGACGTCATAAATCCCGCCGAGGGTGGGGCGAATACGCTCCTCGACCGGGAGCGGAGAGGTGATTTTTATTTTCATGCCGCTTTTCTTCCTTTCTCCTCTGAATACTGCGACCATGCTCGGGAATGGGGCGGCGTCTCCCGCCTTTCCGTCCACCCGAAAGCGGAGGCGCCCCTTGATAAATCGGATTTCGGCCTTGTGATAGATGTACTCATGAAAAGCGAGGGTGTCCGTCCGGGCCGGAATGAGCATAACCACGACCGCCCCGGGCCGAGAGCCCTCCTCGGCGGCTTTTTTGATCCAGTCCTCTTGACCGGGCTTGTCCTTGCCGCGCCGTGAATACGGCGGATTACAGAAAACAGCACCCCCCCCCGGAGCGTCCCACGGCCTCGAGAGGCCGTCGTCCTCCGGCGTAAAATACCGGGGACATTTCGCGGTTTCCGGGGAGGCGCAAGGGTCGAGGGTAAACCGAAACTCGGCGTTGAGTTTCTCGAAAAAGTCGGGAGGGGTTTCCCAGTCGTCCCGGCTCGATGAAAAAAGGGCTCCGTTCATGTGTTCCTCCTTATGTAGCAGGGGCAAGCCCGCCGCGTATGATCCACGTCTCCGGGAGGTCGATCGAGATATTCCGATCGTCGATATAGCGGTCGGCGTTCACCTTGCGGCAGTTGTTCCCATATCGGGCGATATTCTCCGGGAGGTTGTCGTTCACAGCGTCAAAGGTGAGGCCGCGGGCGGCGCACCACTCGACCGCCGCGGCGAGGTCGCTCCCGCTCCGGCACGTCCAGAGGATAAAGCGATCCCCGCCGCGCTGTGCGGCTCTCACGAAATCAATGATCCCATGCCGCGGGGCGCCGATCTCCGGGTATGCGTCGACGCAGAGAGTCCCGTCAAAGTCGATAGCGTATATCATTCAAATATTTCTCCCTCTACGAGTTGAAAGCTCTCATTTATCAGTATTCCGGGGGCTCCGACCTCGAGGGCCACGGTGCAATAACGGCGGGCCGGGTGAATATAGACGATCGTCCCCAGCGTGGGGATTGTTTTCCCTGCTTTGTTGTGCCTTTCGACCGTTACCGGGAAAACGGAAACGCGGTCTCCGATATAAACCATTACGGAGCCCCCTCACTCTCCGGCCTCGAGGTCATAGGAGCGGGTCTCGCTCCGGGAGACCTTGATTTTTCCCTTTGTGGTGAGGCACAATTTCGCCTTGCATTGACCGCGGATATTGATATTCGCGGAGGAGATAAGGCCCCGGGCGATCAGTTCGACCACTTGCCCGAGGAGGTCGACGGGCCCGGTCGCCTCGATGGGCTTAAAGCCGAGCTCGGCGCACTCCTCGCCGAAAAGCCGCCGCACCCGGTCGCGGGCGTCCTCGGCCTGTTCGGTGATCCGGCGCTCGATCCGGGCCGTGGGGCAGTTGCAGACGTCGGAGGCGGTGTCGTCCGCCGCGGCTTGCGACGGGTGGGGCCCGACTTCCTGCATTTGACCGCAATAACGACAGGCGCCCACGGTGACGGCGAACGCGACGCCGACGATCGGCGCCCGGTTCTCGACGGCCTCCGGGCAGTCACAAAGGCGGGTTGCGGCGGCGTCTGCGGTTCTCTGCGTGGGATAGCCGCCCTCTTTGGAGCCCTCGAGGGTGACGCCCCACTCCCGCCCGCAATACTTACACTTGCCGAGCGTGAACGAGCCCGTCTCCTCGTCCTCCTCCGCCGCGGTGGTGGCCTCCTCGGTGGCCCCCTCGCCCTCGGTGGCGTCAGAGTCAGAGAGCCCCCCCTCGGAGCCCTCCGGGGCCGTGGTGGGTGCCGCTTCGCCGAGATATTCCACGATCGCCCGCTCCTCTTGATCGAGAGCGGCGTCCTCGGCGGCGAGGGCCTTTTCAACGCCGGAGTCGTCGGGCTCCGGCAGGGGCGCGGCGTTGATCTCCTCCCGGCGCTTTGTGATTTCCTCGAGGCGTTTCCGGGCCCGCTCCTCGGTGGTAGGTATATAGACTCCGGCGTCCTCAAGGGCGAGGCGGAGGTCGTGCCCCTCCCGGGTGAGGGTGGAATACTCCTCAAAAAGGGCGGCGTCCTCGGCGGCGTCTTTTGCCATGACGCGGCGAGCGGCGATCCAGATAAGGCGGTCTTGCACCTGTTCGAGCCGCTCCCGGTCGGAGTCGATCTCGGAGCACATTCTCGCGTGATCCTCAGGGCTCATGTCCCCGGCGTATGTAAAGCGGGTCGAGGCGTCCTCCGGGTCGGCGGCAGTAGAGAACACGGGGCGCGGCTCCTCGGCGAGGGCGGTCTCCCGGGTGATCGCCTCGAGCTCGATCTCCCATTGAGCGACGTTCTCGGCGTAGAGGGGAGAGATGTTTTTCACCCGGGCAAAGCGGCGGGCGGCGCTCTCTGGCATGGAGACCGGGGAGGCCCACTTATAGGCCATGGGCTCGGGAACGCGGGAGTCCGCCGCGAGGATAAACCGATCAGAGGGAGACCCGTCCGCGGGGTTCGTGAGGCGGTGCCACGGCTCCCGGATAAAGACGACGTCGCCGACGTTGACGGGCGGCGCGAACATATCCGCGACGCCGTCCGCGGCGGAGAGATAGGTTCCGTCCGCGGCCTTGAGGCGCCATTGTCCCGCGGCGTGGGAGACGAGGGTCGCGCCCTCGATATAGGCCGGGGCGGGCTTGATCGGCTTCACGGTGGAGAGCCCTCCGAGCTTGTCAAGCTCCCGGGCGTCGTTGGCGGTCATAATAATAGATTTCATGGTATAGCGATCTCCTTTCGGGCGTTCTTTGATAGGGTTCTCCCGCCCCACGACGGGGGCGGGAATTATACGAATTACGAATTAAACGCAGAGGCCGAGGCAGACGCCGTAGGAGCCGCTGGCGCTGCTGCCGTCGCTCGAGCCGTCCGCGTACACGCCGCGAAAATACGTGGAGTTCCCGGTGTACGGGGAGCGGAGCCAATACCACCATGTTTCAGCGCCGATCATTTTCACGCGGGCCCGCTCGGTCTTGAAGATCGGGAATTGAGTCTCGTTCTCGTCGTCGCCCTCGGCCCATCTGTCCCGACCGAACATTTCCGTAACGGACGGGGCCCACAAGAGATCGCGGGTCTCTAAAGCCTCCCCGTCGACCGTCTGAACAATGCCCCTCGGAATGATGATCGCCGCGAGTTCGTCCGGGAGTTCTTTCAAAAACTCCTCATTCGCCCAACGGCGCAAGTCCGAGCCTTTCCAAGAGACGGAGCCCCGCGGCATTTTCTTATACATGGGGCGCTTTGCTACGCAGTCCGTAAAAACGAGATAGGCCCGCCCGCCGCGGACGGCGGCGACGGTGAGGCTTGCGGCGTCGCCGCTTTTCAGAGTAAAGGCGACCTCGTCGCCCTCGGTCAGCGTTCCGCCCTCGGCGGCGGCTTTGATTTCCGCCCACTCGATTTCTCTCGCCGTTTTGGTCGTAAATGTTGCCATGATGTAACCTCCTCAAATAGTAGCGGCGTGTTTCCGCTCATAGTAAAAAATCAGTTGTTGCACGAGTCCGGCAAAGCTCCCAAACTGCGCGAACGGGAAAGCGCCGGAATATTCCCGCTCGAGCACCCGGCGAATATGTACGTCGATCGGAAACGCCTCCAAATGACCGAGTCCGTAGAGACAAACGCAGTCGGCGACCTTGTCGCCCACGCCGGGGAGCATTTTTAGCCGCGCCCGGGCCTCCGCATAGGGGACGAGGGCGAGCCGCTCGAGCTCGAGGCGCCCGCTCACGACGGCGCGGGCGGCGTTGGCGACGTAGGCGTCACGGTAGCCGAGGCCGAGACCTTGCAAGGCCCGCTCGTCGGTGAGGGCCTCCGGCTCCGGGAAATCCCACCACTCGGCGCCGGGGAAATTGCCGCGGGCGGTGGGGACGTAATGGCGGGCGCCGAAACGACGGCAAAGGCTCTCGATCGTGCGCTTTATGCGGGGTATGTTGTTGTTCTGCGAAATGATGAACGAGACGAGGGCCTCGCCCGGGTCTTGATGGAGTATTCTCATTCCCTCCGCCGCGCGGGTGGCCCGGGAGAGATAGGCGTCCGGCTCCCGGGCGGCGTAGTAGTCGAGGACGTTCCACCGCTCCGAGGCGTCGGAGCCCTCGTCGAGGTAGTAGTTCCACCACTCACGGGCGGCGATCGCGTCGGGGTTGTTCGGGTTGTGGTCGGGGATCGTGTACTCGCGGACGCGGAGGAGTCCGCCGACCTTGTGGATCGCGGCGCACCGACCGCCCGCGGGGACTATGTAGCCGCCGAGGGGAGCGGGCGTCCATCGGAAACATTGTCCAGAGGCCGCGACCTTGTCGAGGTCGAGCCGCTCGCCGAGAAAATCAAAAGTCATACGACCGCCGCCTTTCCGCTGATGGTGACGAGGAGGGAGGGCCCATTCTCCCACGGGTAGCCCTCCGAGGAGAGCGTGACCCGCTCGACGATGTTGTTCCCGCATACCTCCACGCACGAGGAGGCCGCAAGCTCCGCCGCGGTGCCCTCCGCCACCGCCCCGGCCTCGTGGGGCCCGAGACGGTGAACGATAAAGAGCTTTGCCTCCGGGTCAAGGGCGGCGAGGAGGAGGCCGAGGGTCAGACGGGCGGCGGCTTTCTGCGGCGGTGAGGGGACGACGGTCGCCCCGCACCGCTCGCACGTCTTATATTTGAGACTGTCATAGCTCGCCGCGGAATAGGAAAGTGTCTTGCAGACCGGGCAAATATACTCGTTCACGCGGAGGCCCTCTCTTTCTCGCGGTCGAATATGCCCGTCGTCGTGCAGGGCTCGCCGTTATACTCGAACTCGATAACTCGGGCCTCAAAACGTGGGAGGAGTTCAATATTCCCGCTCCCGTCCACGATGTTTCGAGCGACGGCGTGAGCATACGGAGAGAGGATAATCGAGGCGAGCTTTCCGGCGTTCTGCTTTGTGTCGTAGGTGCCGAATGGATTTCCGCAAAAATGACTTTGGAAGTCGTCGCGGACGATAGGCCCCTCGAGCCGGATCGTGATAGAGCGGTCGGCGAGTTCGTCGGTATAGCGGCCCTCCCGCTCGTGGTAAAGGTAGCCGCTCGACATTACGGGATATTTCCCGGCCTTGATAGCGATAGTCCTCGACCACGCGGCGCAAGCAAAGCCGCGATCGGTCATTTCGGTGTTTTCGGGCACGTCGTACCACCCGATTTGAAACTCTTTTTTCGTCGTCATGGTATAGCAAGCTCCTTTCGTGTTCAGCGGGCGAACGGGCGCCCTCTGCGACTCAATGCCTCCTCGGTTGCGGTCTGCGCGACCTGTGCGCTATACGCGGGCCGACCGTTTTTGTCGGTGCCCCCGGTATAGCCCCGGGCGATCTCTCGATAGATGGAGGCCGTGGACGCTCCGACCTCCGCCGCGATTTTGTCCGGCGCGGCGCCGTCGAGATACGCCCGCTCGATCGTCCGGCGATCCTCCGGCGTAATGATTTTGTACTTTCTCGCCATGATTTCACCCCATTTCTCGGCTTTTCGCCCGGTTTTAGGTAAAAAAATAAATGCGTCGGGAGTCTCTCGACTTCTTTCGCATTTATTATCTCATCGTGCCGCTGAAAAGTCAATAGTTAAAATGCGAAAATACAATATTTTTTTCATGCGAGGCAAGAAAGCTCCTCCCGAAAGAGCTCCGCGGAGGTG